GGTCAGCCGGTCAGCCGGTCAGGATTGCTAGCTATTGAACGGCGCGCATGACGCGCCGTCTATAGCTAGCGATCAGTAAACCGGAATGCCTCTTGAATAATACGCGCCCGCGTCTTTACCCGTTGGAACGTCATTCGGGCGTAGAATGTAGAGAGCGCACCCACGCGGGTCACCTTGGACGTAGGGCGTTAAATCTGGATAGTTTGCCATGATTGTGGCAAGGCGCTTAAGCGCGCCTGTTTCTCTATCTGGAACACGTCGCCATGCCCTTGGATCATTTGCCGCAAGATAACGGCTGTTAGCGTTATAATAGTAAGGCGTTCCGTTTCTACGCTCAATGTGACCGTTACCGTCGCCGCACTCTAACTCATACCAACGTCGTAACGTCATAGAGATGCGACGTAAGGCGATTGCGTCGCCGTACTGAATACCCGTAGTTATAACTTGATTGATGCTATTCTTCATTGTCCACTCCCATGAACGATTGCCACCATTGGCAATCTACTCACTATAATACTTTTTATGGTGACATTACAATAGGTACGTTTTCCCACGTTTTGAAACAGTGAAAAAAACGTAGGTATTTATTCAGGCAGGTTTTGCGTTTTGTAAGATTATTGTGCCAATATTGGCAAAGTTTTGGCAAGGGTATTTGGCTGCTAGCAAGGGTTTTGGGTTATATTGTCATTTTATGCTAATAAGTTAAAAATTTGAATTTATATAGGTATACAGTCCTACTGTTCCGTCGAGCGCTACCAATTAAATTCCCGTGACAATATGACAATAACGCCAATGAATTGAAAAATGCAGAAATCCGCAAAAATAAGTTTTAGGGCCAATGACACGTCGACGCAATAAAAGCTGTTGTACCCCGCTTAGAATTGATTTAAACACCATGTCAAAAATCAGACGCATTTACGTTCCATAATATTCCACGTAAACAAATGTAAATTACCGAATTGGCACAATACCCGGAATGCAGGCATAAACCCAATCTGCAAGCATAAACCCATTTTGGGTCATGTCACCCGTTTGGCTGTGAATAGCACAAGCCGGGTTATTTAGCGCTTGCTGCTAGGCTTGACCCATTTTGGGTCTAATGCCCCATTTACCTGTGGATGACCCAGCCCAGGGCGCGTGCCGCTTGACAGCCTATACCTTACGTAAGGTCAAGGCAGGGGGGGGGAGGGCCGTGGCCGACCGGTCAAATCCTACGCAGGGTCTGCAAAAAATTTTTTATTGAAATCCAAATTTGACCCTGTTATAAAACCGCGCATGAAATCATTTCATTACGAGCCGAGAGAGATCAAAGCTACAGAGGCGCGGCTACGGTCGATCTACGACGCCGCGTATCTTGGCTTGAAGGGTGACTCGCTCGCACTGGCTGCGGGGCTGATGCCGGTGGAGTACCGGCAACTGTGCCAACTGGATCCGGTAGCCGAGTTGGCAGAAAAGCAAGGTCGCGCTAACAGCGAAATCACGGCTAGTCGGGCGCTGCACAACGCAGCCCAGCAGGGCGACGCCAGGGCCGCACTCGCCATCCTGCAACACCGGCATGAATGGTCGGCCAAGCAGGAGATATCAGTCGATATCTACCAGAAGATTTCCATCACCCAAGCGTTGCAAGATGCGACTAACCGTGTCATTGAACATATGCCAATGAAAGAACTAGATGGCCCAACTGCCGGTTTATAAATCGCAAGAAGAGCAGGTGCTGATGACGCGCCTGTGGTCGCCGCAGTTAGCGAACGATCCTGAAGCGTTCGTGTATTATGTTTTTCCTTGGGGCCAACCCAATACGCCCTTGGCCAAGTTCAAAGGGCCGCGCAAATGGCAACGCTTGGTGCTGCGCGAACTGTCGGATCACATTAAAAGGAACAACGGCAAGTTGGACATGGAGACGTTCAGACTGGCGGTCAGTTCAGGGCGCGGTATCGGCAAGTCGGCGCTTGTCAGTTGGCTGATCCTGTGGATGCTATCGACGCGCATTGGCTCGACCATCATCGTGAGCGCCAACTCGGAAGCGCAGTTGCGCTCTGTAACCTGGGGCGAGTTGACCAAGTGGGCGGCGATGATCATCAACGCGCACTGGTGGGAAATCAGCGCGACCAAGCTCATGCCCGCCAAGTGGATATGCGAACTGGTCGAGCGGGATCTCAAGAAGGGTACACGTTACTGGGCGGCTGAAGGTAAGCTGTGGTCGGACGAGAACCCCGACAGTTATGCCGGTGTGCATAACATGGACGGCATGATGCTGATCTTCGACGAGGCAAGCGGTATACCTGACTCGATCTGGTCGGTCGGCGCGGGCTTCTTTACCGAGAACATCCTGGACAGGTACTGGCTGGCGTTCTCCAACCCGCGACGCAACACAGGCTACTTCTTCGAGACGTTTCACGCGAAACGTGACTTCTGGAAAACCAGACAGGTAGACGCACGCGACGTGGAAGATACCGACAAGGCAGTCTACGAGCAAATCATCGCCGAGTACGGCGAAGACTCAGCCCAAGCGCGTATTGAGGTCTATGGTGATTTCCCGTCCGCCGGCGAGGATCAGTTCATCGCGCCGAATATTATAACCGACGCGGTTAAGCGCGAACGGTATAAGGACATGACCGCGCCTATCATACTCGGCATCGACCCTGCACGCGGCGGGACGGACGCGACTGTACTGGTCGTGCGCCAAGGGCGCGACATCATCGCGATCAAGCGCTACCAAGGTGAAGACACGATGACCATCGTAGGGCGAGTGATCGACGCTATTGAGGAATACAAGCCGGTGCTGTCTATAATCGACGAGGGCGGGCTGGGCTACGGCATCCTTGACCGATTAACAGAACAGAGGTACAAGGTGCGGGGCGTTAATTTTGGCTGGAAGGCCAAGAACTCCGTTATGTGGGGTAATAAGCGCGCTGAAATGTGGGGCGCTATGAAGGACTGGCTGCGAACAGCGTCCATTCCTGATGATCGTCAGCTAAGGGCGGACTTGTTGGGGCCAACAAAAAAGCCAAATTCGTCTGGAACCATTTTCCTAGAAGGGAAAAAGGAAATGCGGGCAAGAGGTTTAGCATCCCCGGACGCCGCCGACGCACTGGCGGTTACTTTTGCTTTTCCAGTTGCACATCGCGAATATGCTGATAAACCTCGGAACAACTACCAATCATCAAACGGCGTCATCAATTCATGGATGGGCAGCTAACAGGAGAAGTACTATGGGTAACACCAAATCAATCGGCATTGCATACAGCGATCAGGACATCAGCGGCGCGGACACACTTTTGGCTAACAGCCAGTTTGGTTACACCGCCGCCGCGCAGGGTACGGTTACGCAAGCGACGAGCAAGTCAACCGGCGTCACGCTGAACAAGTCAGCAGGCCAGATCACAATGAACAACGCAGCGTTGCTAGGGGCTACCGCAGTGTCGTTCACGCTGACCAACAGCCTCATCTCTACAAACGATCTTCTTATATTGAATGTCGGGTCGGGCGGGACTGCTGTGGCGTACACGGTCTATACGTCAAGCATTAGCGCAGGATCTGCGGTTATCACACTTCGCAACATGACAGCGGATACGTCACTGTCTGAAGCCGTCGTCATTAACTTCGCTCTTATTCACTGTCAGTAACATGGCAAAGTCTGTCTCTCTATCGGTCGGGCGCGGCGAGAAGCTACCAGTTAGCAAGGGCTCCGGTCTGACTGCTAAGGGGCGGGCTTGCGAACTATGTGGTATTGATATTGCGGATAAACGCGCTGACGCAAGGTTTTGTTGCCGAAGTCACAAACGCCAAACTTCCGACGCGCAACGCAATTATGCTTTAGAATACAAAAAAAATGCCGTTCATAAAAGAACGTTAACTTTAAGTTATTACCACCGAGACGGCGACAAAAACCGTGCAAAAATGTTAAAACGTCAAAAATTAAACCCTGCGCTATATGCTGCAAATGCCGCAAAATACCGCGCGATTAAATTACAAAGAACGCCGGGTTGGTTGACTAAAGATGATTTTTTAATTATACGTAAATTTTACGAGCTTGCGACGCAACAAACTAAAATTTCTGGTTTTTCATGGCATGTCGATCATATAGTGCCGTTACAAGGCGCACGTGTTTCGGGGTTACACGTTCCATCTAATTTGCAAGTAATACCGGCAACGCAAAACATAGCTAAGCACAATCGTTTTGAGGTGGTGCAATGAAAAGCCCTATCAGCAAAACAACTAAAGGTGCGGGGCGGCATTATCTTAGTACCAAAGAAGGCGCCGGAATGACCGCCGCCGGTAGAAAAGCCTACAACGCAGCTACGGGGTCTAAACTTAAAGCCCCCGCGCCTAACCCTAAGTCTAAAGCGGAAGAAGGACGTAAGAAGTCGTTCTGCGCCAGGATGGGCGGGGTTGTTGCCAAGTCAAAAAATGCGGAACGGGCTAAGGCCAGTATGAAACGGTGGAAATGCTGATGAAAAACGGGTTATACGCTAATATTCATAAAAAACAGGCCAGAATAGCGGCGGGTTCAGGCGAAAAGATGCGTAAAGTAGGGGCTAAGGGCGCGCCTACAGCCAAGGCATTTGAAAACTCTGCCAAGACGAGGAAAAAGTGATGCCATTAAAAAAGTCACCTAGTCCAAAGGCTTTCAAAGCCAACATGAAGACGGAAATGAAGGCAGGCAAGCCCCAGAAACAGGCGCTTGCTATTGCGTATTCGGTTCAGCGCAAAGCACAGGGTAAGAAGAAATAATGGATTATTCAGGTGTAGCAGCGGCAGGACGTGTGGCAAGCGGTGGGGGCAAGAAGAACAGCCCCGGCGAAGTGCTTGACACTATGCGAAGCCGTCTGTCTATGGCCGTCTCGGCGTTCTCTGAAAGCCGCGAAGACGAACTGGATGATCTACGCTTCTTTGCCGGCTCGCCTGACAATCAGTGGCAGTGGCCTGCGGATGTCTTGGCGACACGCGGGTCTGTGCAGGGCCAGACGATCAACGCACGGCCATGCCTGACCATCAACAAGCTGCCGCAGCACGTCCGTCAGGTGACGAACGACCAGCGGCAGAACCGGCCCGCCGGTAAGGTCATCCCTGCGGATGACAACGCCGACATTGAAGTGGCAGAAGTTTTTGATGGTATGGTGCGCCATATCGAATATATGTCCGACGCAGATGTTGCCTACGACACGGCGTGCGAGAACCAGGTAACCTACGGCGAAGGTTACATCCGTCTTTTGACCGAATACGTCTCTGATGATTCGTTTGATCAAGACATCAAGATTGGCCGCATCCGCAACTCTTTCAGCGTCTACATGGATCCTACCATTCAAGACCCGTGCGGGTCTGATGCCGAGTGGTGCTTCATCACTGAAGATATGCTGCTTGAGGATTACACGCGCCAGTTTCCAGACGCTATGCCGGTGTCGTCTATCCAGACGCAAGGCGTAGGCGATGAAAACCTGTCCCAGTGGGTCAATGAGAACACCGTACGCATTGCCGAGTATTTCTATGCGTCTTATGAGCAGGCCAAGCTAAACCTGTATCCCGGCAACAACGCTGTGTTTGACGGAACACGCGAAGATAAAGCCGCCAAGGAGATGGGCCTCAAGCCAATCAAGTCCCGTACTGTCCAGCGCCGCAAGATCAAGTGGTGCAAGACAAACGGCTACGAGATGATTGAGGAAAACGACTGGGCAGGTGACTGGATTCCGGTTATCCGCGTCGTTGGTAACGAATTTGAGGTCGATGGGCGTATTTTTGTGTCAGGATTGGTACGAAACGCCAAAGATGCCCAGCGTATGTACAATTATTGGGTATCTCAAGAAACTGAAATGCTTGCACTGGCCCCAAAAGCCCCGTTTATCGGGTACGGCGGCCAGTTTGAAGGCTACGAGATGCAGTGGAAGACGGCCAATACGAATAATTGGCCGTATTTGGAAGTAAACCCCGACGTTACAGACGGTCAGGGCGGTGTTTTGCCACTTCCAATGCGTTCTATGCCTCCAATGGCTCAAACAGGGCTTATTCAGGCTAAAATGGGCGCTTCTGACGACATTAAAGCGACCACTGGGCAGTATGATTCAAGCCTCGGTCAAACGTCAAATGAGCGGTCTGGACGGGCTATTTTGGCCCGTGAGCGGCAGGGCGACGTTGGAACGTACCACTATGTGGATAATCTAGCCCGTGCTATCCGCTACACGACCCGTCAGATTGTTAATTTGATTCCTAAGAGTTACGACACACAGCGCATTGCCCGCATTATCGGGCTTGATGGCGAAACAAGCATGGTCAAGATTGATCCGACGCAACAAGAGCCAATCAAAAAGATTGTCAACCAAGACAATATTGTGATCGACAAGATCTACAACCCAGGCGTCG